GAACATGATGTAAAAGATGCATTACAAAAACTTGAGGAAGTTTTAGATCCAATAAAAGTGGTCGAGTTCGAAGCAGATTTTGACTTGACTGAACACTAGGAGGAAACATGAACTTAGTAAAAGACTTATGGGAACATTTAAAAGAATGGTCCGATTGGAAAATGAAGGACTGGATAAAAGCCGGTATAGTAGCTATTATTGTACTGATTATACTTAGCCAGTTTGGAGGAGGAGCATAGACCTATGGTCTGGCAACTCTTAGCTAAACCTTTACTTGGCGTCGTTGCTGACGGCGTCAAGGGTTTCGTTGAAACTAAAAAGGCAAAAGCAGAATTAAAAGTAACAGAAGTTAAAGCAGCAACTAAATTAAAGCAAGATCAGATTGCTGGTAAAATAGCATGGGAAGCTTCGGCTGTAGATCAAATGAAAGGGTCGTGGAAAGACGAACTAATTTTAATTTGTTTACTCGCTCCAGCGACATTAGTCTTTTTCCCCGGAATGACAGATCATATTCAAGCTGGATTTATCGCCTTGCAATCTCTCCCAGATTATTATAAACATTTATTATATATTGCCTGTTCAGCAAGCTTCGGCATTAAGGGCGCGAAAGGAGCTGTAGGTTTATTTAAGAAGAAATAACTTATGGACTCAATCGTACTAGCGGAAAAAATATTTCGCATAATTAGGACTAGACAAACCCAACTAACTGAGATAATTATCAACAATCAAGTAAAAGATTGGAATGATTATCAAAATCATTTAGGACAATTAGATACTTTAAATTATATTGAACAGGAACTCTCGGACCTGCTAAAGAAACAGGAGCAAAATGACTAACTTAATTTTACCGACACACGTTGCAAAAGCGCGTGCTAAACAAGTAAAAAAAGAAGCGAAGAAAAAAGAAGAAGCTAAATTACCAGAACCAACAGGCTGAAGACTTTTAATTTTACCTCATTCGGGTAAAGGCAAAACCAAAGGTGGTATTATTTTATCTGATAAAACAGTACAAGAAACACAAATTGCAGCTAATGTTGGGCTTGTATTAAGAGTAGGACCAGATGCGTATAACGACCCGAGTCGTTTTCCAAATGGTGCTTGGTGCAAGAAAAATGATTGGGTAATCTTTGCTAAATACGCAGGTTCACGTCTTAATATTGAAGGCGGCGAACTACGCTTACTAAATGATGATGAAATTCTAGGCGTTGTTGACGACCCCGAAAGTATCTTATCGCCAGTAACACATTAACATGGAGAGGAACCCATGCCCGAAGCACAAGAAGCAGCAATAAAAGACGACAACATTATGGTTGACCTAGATACAACTGGGAAATCTGTTGATGTTGAGTTAGATGATTCTAAAGCCAACACAAAAGAGGTTGAAACAAAAGACGACCCTGTTGTAGAAGTTAAAGAAGAAAAAAAAGATGAACGCGAAGAATATAGTGAAGGTGTCAAAAAACGTATTGACAGATTAACTTATAAAATTCGTGAGTCAGAACGAAGAGAAAAAGAAGCTCTTAGTTTTGCAGAACAAATAAAAAAAGAACGTGATGATTTACAAACAAAGTTTACAAAACTTGACGATGGTTATGTTAATGAGTTTGCTGGTCGCGTAAAATCAGAACTAGAAACAGCTAAAATAGCTTTAAAAACTGCTGTTGCAAAAGGCGATGTTGATGCACAAGTTAATGCAAATCAAGCTTTAGCAAAGCTAGCTATTGAGCAAGAACGTATAAATGCTACAGAAGAGCAGAGAAAATTATACGAAAAAGCTCAAGAAAATGCTGGACAGACAATTCAACAACCTGTACAAAGTAATGTACAACAACCACAAGCTGCTCCACCGGACCCAAAAGCGGAAGCATGGGCGGAAAAAAATGAGTGGTTTGGTAAAGATGAAGCTATGACATACGCTTCGTTTGGTATTCACAAGAAACTTGTGGAAGAAGAAGGATTTAATCCATCTTCTGATGAATACTACGAAGAGATTGACAGAAGACTTCGAACTGAGTTTCCCCAAAAGTTTAACGATGGGGGAGAAGTCCAAGGAAGCAAACAACCCGTCCAAACAGTTGCTTCTGCTACAAGGACCACACGAACTGGACGCAAAACAGTGAGACTCACGCCATCTCAAGTAGCGATTGCTAAAAAATTAGGTGTGCCACTAGAAGAATATGCGAAATACGTGAAGGAGTAGGCATATGAATAAAATTGATGAAAATAAGACTCCACGCGCTGCCTTATCCCGCGAGAAAACGACTCGTAGGAAACCATGGGCACCCCCGTCATCCCTTGACGCACCTCCTGCACCCGATGGGTACAAACATAGGTGGATACGCGCTGAAACTTTAGGGCAAGTAGATAATAAAAATCTAAATGCTCGATTGAGAGAAGGTTTCGAACTCGTAAGAGCCGATTCCGACGACGGTCAATATCCGACAATACAGGAAGGTAAATACCAAGGTGTAATAGGAGTTGGTGGTTTACTGCTGGCAAAAATTCCAACAGAAATCGTTGAAGAGCGAATGGCTTACTTTAAACAGCAAGTGCAAGATAAAGAAGAAGCGGTCGCAAATGATTTATTGAAGGAACAACACCCTAGCATGCCGGTCTCTAAACCAGACAGGCAATCTCGTGTAACCTTCGGTGGTAACCGAAAGAACTAATTTTTTAGCTCTTTTGTCCATCGAATTAAAAAAACTTAACCCTTTAAAAAAAGGAAATAACGATGGCAAATAAAGACGCAGCTTTCGGGTTTAGACCCGTAAGGCATCTTACAGGCGGTCTAATTCGTACGAACGAGTACAAAATTGCAGCCAATTATGGCACCAGCATATTTCAAGGTACACCGGTATTAGCGGTAACCGCTGGTGGTATTGAAGTGGCTGACGATTCTTCTGGAACTCCTAGTGTAATTCTAGGTATTTTCGGTGGATGTTTTTATACTGACCCTACGACTAGTAAGCCAACATTTAGTAATTTTTATCCAGCAAGCACAAATGCTTCTGATATTGTTGCACAGGTGTACGACGATCCAAGAATCGTCTTTGAAGTTCAACACGACGGAACTGGAACAGCAGCGATGAATTTCGGTGGGTTTGATTTCGTTGGTAAAAGTGGAAGCACTACTTCTGGCAGATCTTCTGGCGAATTAGATACTTCTACTGTTACAACGTCTGGACAATTTAAACAAATAGGTATTTCGAAAGATCCAAACAACAGTGATACTGGTTCTGCAAACGCTAACGCGTATGTAATTCCAAATGTTGGGGAACATTCTTACTTATTAACAACAGCATTAGGCTAATAGGAGACATATATGGCTATTTCTAGATCACAACTGGTCAAAGAGCTTGAACCGGGTCTTAATGCTTTGTTCGGGTTAGAATACAATCGATACGAAAACCAACACGCAGAAATTTTTGATACAGAAACTTCTGATCGTGCTTTTGAAGAAGAAGTAATGCTATCCGGTTTCGGTACAGCACAGGTAAAACCAGAAGGGTCATCAATTAATTATGATGATGCTACTGAATCTTTCACTGCTCGCTATACACACGAAACTATAGCTCTTGCTTTTTCTATTACTGAGGAAGCTGTAGAGGACAACCTTTATGACAAAATCAGTTCTAGATATACAAAAGCACTAGCTCGTTCAATGGCAAACGCTAAACAAGTAAAAGCTGCAAACGTTTTAAATAACGGTTTTGACAGTTCTTTTACTGGTGGAGACGGCGTAGAATTATTTTCTACTGCTCACCCAACAACTGGCGGAAACATTAAAAACGAACTATCAACTGCTGCGGACCTAAATGAAACATCTTTAGAGCAAGCGTTAATTGACATTGCTGGACTTACTGACGATAGAGGATTAAAAATCGCTCTCAACGGTACGAAAATGATTATTCCAGTAAATCTTCAATTCACTGCTGAAAGACTGATGAAATCTGGTCAAAGAGTTGGTACAGGTGATAATGATATCAATGCTGTAGGTAGCATGGGAATGATCCCACAAGGTTATGTAGTAAATAACTACTTAACTGATACTGACGCATTCTTCATTAAAACTGATGCGCCTAACGGATTAAAACACTTCCAAAGAGCGCCAATTTCCACTAAAATGGAAGGCGATTTTGAAACTGGAAACGTTAGATACAAATCTAGAGAGAGATACTCATTCGGGTTCTCTGACTGGAGAGGTATCTTTGGTTCACCGGGAGCATAATTACTCTTAACTTGTGGGGGATTCATACCCCCACAAGGCAACTAGGATAATTTGTTATATTGACTGCCCTAGCAGACGCTCGTAGAGACAATATAACTTTACTTACGAGGTAAAAATGGCTAACTCAACTTTTAGCGGTCCTATTCGATCAGAAAACGGGATGAAGCTAATTAGCAAAAACACTACATCTGGTTTAATATCAGATAGAACTCTTGGTACTCCTATACAGGATGCTAGAAGAGTTTATTTTGACGAATGGTTTTTACAAAGACCGGGTCTTAATGCAAACATTGACCAAGTATCAACAGTAGAAGTACAACGTGCTTTAAATAGAAACTGGGAAGCACTTGGAACTAACGTAACTACTGCATTAGTTACATTTGCTTCAACTTCAGCAGGAGTTCTAGCAACAACAGCAGGTGCAGATCAAGACCAAGCAATTTTAACACCACACTTAGATACTGCGGCAACAGCATGGGCAGGAACTAAATGGGGAACAGAAAATGAAACTCATTTTGAAACATCAATTATGCTACCAGCAATTGATAACCAAAAAGTTTGGGCAGGATTAAAACTAACTAATGATCAATTAGTTGCAACTGATGATGACCAAATATATTTTAAATTTCAAACTGATGCTACTAACTCAGAAGCATTTACTGATTTTACTAAATGGCACTTTGTTCACAGCATTGGTGGTACTGACTACATAAGTCAATTACCTATCACTGTTGCAGCAAACACACCTTATCACTTAAAAATTACAATTGATTCAGATAGAAAAGCATCAATTTTTGTAAATGGTGTACAATATAATGTTACAACTACTTCTGGTTCAACTGGTGGTACAGCGGTAACAACAGGTACTACTCCATCTACTGCTTTAACTGACGATATTGATTTAATTCCATATGTTGGTATTGAAGCTGGTGCAGGTGCTGC